TCTTGGGTACGGTGATTCCGGCAGTCGACGCACACGGCCTGCTGGTCGTGCATACAGTTGAGGGTTCCGGCCTGCTCCGGCGTGGGCTGCTGGTTGGCCTGGCCGTTGCCGACGCCGTAAGCGATATATGTCTGTTGTTTCACCCCGGGCTCGGCCGCCAGCGCGCCGGCACAGTCGTGGAGGTCGCGGAGTTCTCCGCGCTGATTTTGGGCAAAGGCTACAGGCACAAAAAGCGTCTGGTCGTTGCTGGTCGATAGTGTTGCCGATAGATTATTTTGCACCAGAGGGCCCTTCCCTCCGCCATCGCAGCCGGAGCGGATTTTCAGCGTCTTCGGCTCGACCACAGCAACCCCGCCCTGGTGCGCCGAGGGGTTCCCGCCGTTGCCGTCGATTGTTCGGGCGGTGTCGGTTTCGTAAATCCCCGCATGGGGATTGGCAGATTTCATGCCGCCGCTGTCATAAGCACCGATGCTGTACGCAACGGCAGCCCGGTTGTCGCCCATGTGGGCGCGCAGGGTGCCCGCGGCCTCGTCGTAGTAGTGCGGGCTGCGCAGGCGGGCTACGGCGCCGGGCTCGAACGCGACTGCGCCTCCAGGGCTGCTCTCAGCACCTCCGGGAGCTCCTTGCCACGGGAAGCCGCCCTGCGCAAGATTCCTTGACACGCCTTGGCGCTCAAATAATATGTCGGCGGCACGTTCCGATCCAAAATCTGCGACAGCGTAGATGCGCTTGCGCCTTTGGGGCACCCACCATTGCGCATCAAGAGTTCTGTAAGCCAGGCTCCATCCGTCGCCCAGCAGCAGTCCTTCATCAGGCCAACTGTCAGGCACAGGCACAGCGGGAGCTTCCGGCTCGGCGATCCGGGCGATCTGCGTGAGGACTTCGCCGAAGTCGGCCCCCTCGTTGCTGGAGTAGGCGCCGGGCACATTCTCCCATGCAATAAATCTTGGATGTGTTCCATTTGTCGCTTCCCTCATTTCTTTGATGATTCGTATCGCCTGGAAAAACAGGCTGGATTGCTTGCCGCCCAGGCCATCCCTGCGACCCGCGATGCTCAGGTCGGTGCAGGGGCTGCCGAAGGTGATAATATCAACCGGCGGTATCTCCGCGCCGTTGACGCAAGAAATATCCCCCAGGTGTCGCACCCAGGGGAGACGCTTTGTTGTGACGCGAATGGGGAAGGGCTCTATCTCCGAGGCCCACACCGGGTGGATGCCGCAGAGCAGGCCACCCAGGGGGAAACCCCCTGAGCCATCGAAGAGTGAGCCCAGGGTCAGCTGCTTGCTCATACGGATGCACACTCCTCTCCGGGGCGGCCGTTCCCGCTGCCCAGAACCTCCTGGTACGCAAGCTTCTCCCCGCCGCGCAGCAGGAACACATCCCCCGCGCCGCCCGCCTGCTCAATGTACCGTTTCACGATCACATCACAGAATTTTTCATCCAGTTCAGCAGTAAAGCAAACCCGGTCGGTCTGCTCACAGGCGATCAGGGTCGAGCCGGAGCCGCCGAAGGGGTCCAGGACCGCGCAGCCGGTCATGCTGCTGTTGAGGATGGGGTAGGCCATGAGCGGCACGGGCTTCATGGTCGGGTGGTCGCCGCTTTTGCGGGGCTTATCGAACTCCCAAATGGTGGACTGCTTGCGGTCGGTGTACCAGGCGTGTTTGCCTTTGCGCTTCCACCCGAAGAGCACGGGCTCGTGCTGCCACTGGTAGGGCGACCGGCCCAGCACAAGGCTCTGCTTCTTCCAAATGCACGTGCCGGATAGGTAAAACCCCGCTTCGGCGAAAGCGCGCCGGAAGTTCAGCCCCTCGGTGTCGGCGTGGAACACGTAGATGCTGGCGTCGGTGGCCATGACGGACTCCATGCCCCGGAAGGCCGCCAGCAGGAACTCGTAGAATTTGCCGCCGTCCATGTTGTCGTTTTTGATCTTCCCCGCGTTGCCCTCGTAGTTCACGTTGTAGGGCGGGTCGGTCACGGCGAGGTTGGCCTTGCGCCCGTCCATCAGCGCGGCGTATGTTTCGGGCAGGGTGCTGTCGCCGCAGATCAGCCGATGACGGCCCAACAGCCAGATATCGCCGGGCCGGGTGACGGCGGGCCGCTCCAACTCGGCGGCGACGTCGAAATCGTCCTCCTGCACATCGTCGCCCTTGTTGAACAGCTTTTCAATCTCGGCGGGATCGAAGCCGGTGAGTTCCAGGTCGAAGCCCAGGTTCTGCAGTTCGCCGAACTCCAAAGCGAGAAGCTCCTCGTCCCACCCGGCGCTGAGAGCCAGGCGGTTGTCGGCGAGGATGTAGGCTTTCTTTTGGGCCTCGGTCAGGTGCTCCACGAACACACAGGGGACGGCCTCCATGCCCTCGGCTTTGGCTGCTAGAATTCTGCCGTGCCCCGCAATGATGTTATACTCTTTGTCGCAAAGCACAGGATTGACGAAGCCATATTCCCGCAGCGAAGCCCGCAGCTGCAATATTTGCTCCTTGCTGTGCGTCCGGGCGTTCCGGGCGTAGGGAACCAGTCGGTCCACCGGGACTTTCTCGAAGCGCTCTGTCGTCTGCATAAGCTAAAACCCCCTGTTCATTAACATAGCAAGGAACTCGTTCTTCTCCTCGTTCTGATTGACGCTATACCTGTTGATGATCTGCGTGATCAGGTTGAAGTCGGCCTGCATGGCCTTGTAGTAGCCCTGCCCGGCAGTGACGTAGGGCGACAGCTTCAGGTCTTTGGTCATACGCCCGATTTTGCGGTTCATCGCCTCGCAGGCGAGGAAGCCCTGCCGGTTGAGCACGTAGTCGGTGATGGTCTGCGGCGCGACGTAGCCCTCGCAGCCCCGCGCCGCGATGAACCCCTCGATCTCCCCACGCAGCGCGTCTGCTGCCGGAACCTCTGCCGCGCACTCTTTCATGGCCATGGCGAAGTAATCCGCCATGACATTTTTGTACGCCACTTTTTTCACAGCGGGCTTTGCCGCCGCTGTTGATGCAGGTTTTCCTTCAAGTTGTTGGTCAACCGGGTTTTTCCGTGGGCGGCCTGCCCCCGGTCGATAGCCTCCGCTTGGCATGCAAGTTCGCCTCCTCTTCTTGCATTTTTTTGATTTTGTTTCCGTTTTTGATTTTTGATTTTTGAAAAACTCACGCGAGCCCCTGCTGCCGTTGAGCCGCAATCCCTTGATACATAAGGATTTCCCCCCTTCGGTGGAAAACCGGGAATCCCGAATCGTTGACACTTGCTTTCAAAAAAAGCGAATTCATGTGTCCAGGAAACGGGATACAGGCATGCGGTTGACAGTTGACGGTTATGAGCCGACAGAAATCCTGCAACCGTCAACCCGTCCCCCAACCGTCAACTGTCAACTGTCAACTGTCAACCCGTCCCCCAACCGTCAACCGTCAACTGTCAACTGTCAACCCGTCCCCCAACCGTCAACCGTCAACCGCCCCACCTGCTGCCGTCGCGGGCGTGGTGCGTACTGTGGCAAAGTTGGCAGAGGGACTGCAAGTTGCCCGTGCTGTTGTCGCCGCCGTCCGCGAGGGGAATGCGGTGGTGAACCAGTACGGCAGGGACGCACTTGCCGGCGGCAAGGCACTGTTCGCATAACGGGTGGGCCGACAGATAGGCCGTGCGGATGATCTGCCATGAGTGGCCGTAGCGTTTGGCCGTGGCCGGGTCGCGCTGCTGCTGTTCATAGCGCCGGGCTTCCAGCTTGGCGTGGGCGGGGCAGAGCCGCTTGTGTGTCAGGGCGGCGCAGCCGGGGTGGGCGCAGGGCTTCGCGGGTTTGTACGGCATGTGAACCTCCGATTGACAATTGACAGTTGACAATTGACGATGTTAAAATGAGAAGCCCCCGGATTCCTCCGAGGGCCTCTACGATTTTGCTATTGTAACAATACCAGACTTCAACCATCACATACAATCACATTTACTCTCATCTTTCAAAAACGGAGTTATTTTTTTCAGGGCGGCGTCATGCAGGCGGTGTATGTGCTGTATGCTGTAGCCCAGCGCGACGGCGATGTGCTCCCAAGTCTTGAAGCAAAGGTAGCGCAACTCCAACAGGGTCTGGTATTCCGGGTTTTCCACCCGCTTGATCGCCGCGACGATCTCCCGCTTCAAATCTACCAGGTGGTCGATGTCGTCGTTAATCTCGGCTTCGAGGTCGATCATCTTGTCGATGATATCGCTCATGGAATGTACGTTGCGGCTCCCGCTGACGGGGCTGTCGTTGAGGGTGGCAGTGGCTTTGGTGGCGAGCTCCCGAAGGGACTGTACCTGCTCCAGCTTGGAATTGATGCGCTGGTCGATGCGGTACGCCTGGGAGAGATAGTCTTTTGCTGTCATAATAACATTTCCTCCTTCGTGTCGCAATTACGGTATTACTAAAATCGCTGTGGTTTTCATAGGTGCCGGGAAATCCCCTTCGCGCGTGTGTACGTGCGTACGCGCGAGGGCCGTTTTCCTTCGACCTTAAAAAATGAAGGTAATTACAGTAATTCAGAAAACAACGTCCTCGTCCGGCTCGACGGTGTTGATGCTGTCAAAGCCTTCCATATCGCACCTTTCGAGCAGCAAGGGGTAGTTGAGTACGAAAGCCTGTGCCGTGCGGTTGTTGAAATTGACCGGCTTGTACGCCAGGAACAGGTCGCTGCCCCGCAGCTGCTTCGTGAACTGCCTGTATTCCAGGCACTCACCCGAAATGGCATGGTCGCGGCGGTACTTGGTAAAGCGGTCGTAGCAGCGTTTGAGGTTGATGGCAACCTGTGTGTCGTTCTCCAGAGGCTTCCAGTCCAGGCCGTAGGCCAGACCCATTCGCGCCATGATCTCCAAGCTCTGCTCCACGATGCCCCGGTTGACGGCACTGCCGTCGAGGAGGTACTCCTTCGCCGCGAAGCCAAGGTACAGCACACAGGAGCGCAGGGACAGGCCGAAGACGGAATCCCAGGACAGGCCTTGCAGGACGCACAGTTTCTCCAGCAGGCGCAGCCCGGCGGCGCAACAGGCCAGGTTGTTGACGATCCGGGAGGGAAGCGCCTTGTCGAACAGCCCGCAGGCTTCGTCATACCACAGTTTCACTTCGGCGGCGTCGGTGCGTAGGGCCGCTTCCAGGAGCGCCCGGCCCAGCCCCGCCAACCGCTCGGGAGCGGCACACAGCCGTCCGAAGCAGTCCCGGCGCGCCTCGTCTTTGAGGTCCTTCCGGCTGAACAGCAGTTCAATGCCGCGCTCCCGGATGGCTGTCTCGTCCGGGGACTCCTCCCCGGCGACAACCAGCGGGGCGAGGAGGTCATAATACGCGATGGTCTGGTCGGCGCGGCCGCGCTGCCCCTGGTGGCCGTCATACGCGTCGCGAAAATGGTTGTAGAGCCAAGCGAGCTTCGTTTTGTCCATCTTCGAGGGCTTGAACTCGTCCAGGGGCTGGGGCGCGAGGTTGCTGGAGGCCGATTCCTGCATAAGGGTAAAGCCTGTGACTTGGGTTGCCGCTGTCACTTTGCTCTGCGAGAAGATGGGCAGGATCACGCGCTCCAGTGTGTTGCTCTTGCCGCTGCCGGCCTCGCCGATCAGGAACAGGTGGGGGAATTTTACGCCTGCGCGGCGCAGATGCTGCTTGATGAAGCACCCCGCCGTCCACGCCAGTACCGACACAGTTTTGGCGGGCTCGTTGTAGCCCAACAGCAACGGCCCCAGCGCGGTGAATTGTTCCTTGCGGATCGCGGGCCTGCGATGCATGGCGCTTTGGATGCCCTTGCAGCGGTCCAGCTGCAGCAGGTCGCCCACGGCCTTGCCGCCCGCTTCGATGGCCCCGTCCAGCGCGGCGAACACCCAGCGCCCGTCGTGCCAGTAGAGGCCCTGGGCCGGCACGCCGGTTTTGCGCTGCCAGTCCAGGTCGTTCAGGTGATTCTTCAGCAGTTCCAGATCGCCCTCGGAGCCTGTGTAGCTCAGGGCGATGGTGCGCTTGTTGAGCAGGTTCTTGAACCGCTGGAGATTCGAGAAATCCGTGGTCTGAAAGACTACCCGGAACACCTCGCCCTTCACTGTCACCAGGTCGGCGGTCATTTGGGTTTCGTCGTCGGTAATCAGCATTTCAATGGGCTGCACGATAAAATTCGTCAACGGGCAGACATTGTCGCCCTTCGCTCGAAAGTACCGGCCCTCCCCAGCGAACACAGGCGTATCAGGCTTCGCGCCGTAGCCCTCTTCCACTGTGTTGAGAGCACGGTCAAGCGTCTCCTCGCCGTAGGTTGCGCCGCTGGCGTGGTGGCGGTTATCCCATTTTTCGCGCATCAGCCCGCTTTGCCGGAACAGGCGGTCCATCTGCCCGCGATCCTTGCCCGTCCAGAAGGCCAGCTTGCAGCACAGGGCCAAGTCCGCTTCCGATTGGCTGCCATGCTCGGCCTGCCAACGGCCCTCCCACAGGGCGGCGAACGCCGCGCCGTTCTTTGAGCTCCGGGCCTTTTCGAGGATTTCATCGTCGCCCAATGGCGCCGTGGCCCGTTTCTTTTTCTGCTGCTTCTTCTCTTTTTTCGCCGCGGCGACGTAATTCTCATGAATCCACGCCAGCGCGCCGCCGTCATCGGCAACAACAACAGGGCAGTCACCGTAGCGCTTGCCGGTCATTGTAAAATACCGTGCGTGACTGTACATCTCAACCCCGGTTTTCGCGTTGCGCATACCGCCCTCCGGCATCGTGCCGCGCAGGAAAATATGCAGGCCGGTCCCCGAGGGGCTGATTTCGATGTAGGTCGGCGGCAGCTTGGCGAGGATCGCGGCGGCGGTTTCGTTCAGCGCGCCATCAACAATGCAGTGATCAATATCGACGCCGACGATCCCTGCCTCCCTGGTGAACACGAAGCCAAGCCCGGTGTAACTGTGCAATTCGCAAACGCGGGCGGCGAAATCCAAATCAGTCCAGGTATCCGGGTTGGTGGAGGATGCCTTGCCGCCGCTCCTGGGGTTGTAGGGGACCTTGGTGTCGCGTTCGCCGCCTGGGGCCCCCAACGAGCCCGCAGGCTCGTTGGGGTGGGTTTTCGCGTCTTTTTCCAGCCGCCAGCACACCCACTGCGAGAGGGCGGCGAGCTCAGGAGGGAATGTAGTTTGCATTTTCAAAAGCCTCCCTGAAAGGATAATAGCCGTCACGGGGCTTGCGGGGGCGGTGGCGCCTGCGGTTGATCCGCCGCTCCTCGCGCATGATGTTCAAAAGCGCCTCATAGGCCGTGGGGTCGGGGTAGTGCTCGGCGTTGTAATACCACTTACGCATCAGACTTCCTCCGTTCCACCAGCGGCAGGACGCCGTGGTCTTTTAGCAGGCCGTACAGGAACAGGCGGCCCTTCTGCGTCCAATAGGTGTGTACCGAGGCGTGGGGTTCGCCGCCGCGCCCGGTATGTTCGTGGGTGCGTGAGCAGGCGTAGCCGTGCCCGGCGTATTTCTGGTATAGCAGCCAGACACGGCCCTGTCTGAACTGGACGCCGAGCTCGTGCAGGAAGGCGTTCATGCGGATAGCCGACCAGCCGTAGTCCTTGGCGATGACGCTGATAGCGACGGCGTCCGGGCAGGCCAGGATCACGTCGTAGTAGGCCGCCTTGGGCTTCATCGCCGCGATCAGCCGGCCCTGCACCGCTGCCCGTTCCTCCAGCACGGCGTTGTGGGACCGCTCGAACTTCAGGGCCTGCAGCACCGCGATCATCAGGTCGGGGTTGTTGAGCAACTCGTCGCTGGCGTACATCCCGTGCCTGCGGATCATGGGCAGCACGTCGTGGGTCACCCAGCGCTTG